AGAGAAAAAAGAAAAAGAAGAAAAGAAGGAAGCAAAAGAAGAAAAGAAGGAAAAAGAAGAAGAGAAAAAAACAAAAGAGAAAAAGAAGCCTGTATTTCGGTATATTCCACCTGCAGAAGGAGAAGAAGAGATTGATTATGCTCTTGTTAAAACGAACAAAACATTAAAGAATAAAAAGGCCAAGACCGAAGTCGTGGCAGAAGCAGAACCAGGAGAGAAGAAAAAAAGATGCCCCAATGGTTCTCGCAAAAACAAAAAAGGAGATTGTGAAAAGAAACCCGCTTAAAATGTAAAATATAAGAATATCATGAGTTATTATATTTTACCGAAAAATTACAATCCTATTCCAATAAATCTACTTTTGACAGATGAAAAAATCCAACTATATACTTCTCATAGCATCTATAATTACTACAAATCTTCATTGAAACAATTAATACACAATTGCGTTGCAATAAACAATGAAATCACATATGAAACAATATCAAAAATAGGTAATATTTATGAGAATATTTCAACAGTTAGTAAATCCAAAGAAAAAGGATTCTTGTTTTACGAATTATTTGAAATAATAAATGTATTGTATTTATTTGATTCGTTTTATTCCACATCCATGAATTTATTCATTTCAAGTTCAGACAATGCATCCATTGAGAAGTGCATCACTTTTTTCAGAAAAGAATACATAGACACATTTATACCCACACTGAAATACGATTTCATTTTTTATGAATTAAATTACAAAGACTATATTGTTGAATTTATTCTTTGTTTAATTAAAATACTTAAATGTCAAAAAATAGGCGGCATGTCTATCATTAAAATACATCATTTATTTTACAAGCCCATCATTGACATTGTTTATTTGCTGACTTTTTTATTTGAAAAGGTGTTTATCATGAAACCATCCATTAGCAATGTCTCTTCTTATGAAAAATACATTATATGCAAAGGATTTATTCCGCCACCTGCTTCAAACACCTATTTTCAAGATTTGAGTGTATTCATAGACAATTACAATAAAATACAAACCATTCATTCTCTCATTGATTTTAACATTCCATGCTATTTTTTAAATAAAATAAATGACGTGAATGTTATTTTAGGACAATATCAATTAGAATCCATTCACCAATTTATTAATATTTTAAAGAATAAAAATAAGTTGGAAAAATTGGAGTTCTTGAAAAACAACAACAAACAAAAATGCATTCAATGGTGCGAAAAATATAAAATATAATGTTTTCACGCATATGTATTAAACGTACATTTTATGATATCACAATCTTTAGGTATTGCAAGTGATTCTTTATTTTTCAACACAAAAGGAATCTCTATATGTGGTCCAACCACATCGTCTTTATAAGACAATGGTTTTCCATATCCATAATAATAATCATTATATAAAGCAATGCGTGTTTGAATCGCAGTTGTCGCCCTTTTAAACGTCCGTGTGCTGCTTTTGACTGCACCCTGTTGAGCAAATTGAGGATTGCTTGTTTTATAGACTGCCAATTTACATCCGCCATTTACTGGCTGACACATTGAGTTATATGTATTTTCTTCTGCGTTTTCCACCGATTGAAAATCAAATGCTTTTTGCGGATATGTCTGACAACGATTGTTGCGATATTGTTGAAGATTTGTATAATATAGGTTTGGCAAATTCGCGTTTTTTGTAATATTAGAACTCGTAGGCAAAACACGAACTATGGCGTTTCTCTCTTGATTGCAACAAAACATGTGGGTTTGTGTCTCTGCTTGTGGCTTTTCTGTCAAGTTTGTTGTAGGTTGCCAATCATCAATAATACCGATTCCTTGACACAACTTGCAATCCTGATCCAAGGTTGCGATATTTGATGTTTCTGTTGCTGTATTTTCTTTAATTGTGTATCCACCTGGAATATCAATCATTTGACCAATTAAAGAACCTCGGCCAGTAGATGATTTCACCAAACGACTCTTATTTGTATTGGAGTGAATCGTGTTAACGACAATACCTTTTCGATAATGCTGAATCGGTCTTGGCAATCCGATTTTTTGAGGTGCAGAATTCGTCGGGTCTTTATTTCTCAAAGGACGAATGTTTCCTGATGTTATACCAACTGGATTGCTAAACGCGCCTGTTCCTTTCCATGATTTATATCCGCCTTGATTGGAACGGTTATTGTATGAGTTCACGCCTAATGGATAAAATGCGGATGACATCTTATTATTACAAGAGAGAAATAATAAGATGAAACACTATGAAGAATATAATATTTGAAATTCTAGTGCCAATGAAAAATTATTGTTTAACAAATCAATTATTTTGTTGTATTTATTAATGAGTTTGATTTCTAATTGTCGAATTCTCACAGGCCCGAAATATTCTCTCTTTTTGAATATCTTATCTGACGCATTATTCACAAGTAAATTGTCGGGTGAAATGTCCAATGTAATTCTTCCAAGAACATTGTCTCCTATAAATCCATCCGGCGTTTGAGATGAAATAGTATTTGTTTCATGGTTATAATTAAAATCATTTACAATAACAAACATATAATTGTCCACCAAGCCACAACTAGATTCTCCAGTTATATATCCTTGATAAGTATAAGCGGGTGTTTGAAAAAAAGAATCCACATATGTATTTGTTTTCACCACTTTATAATGCGATTTATTAAATCCTATATAATTGCCAAATCCGCTATACTGCCCCGCAAAATCCAATTCATAATAAAAGTCGGTTGAGGCATTTGCAGTTAGACCTGCGGCATTCATGCAAATAATAGTTTTTCCAGTAACAGCATTAATCATAAAACTCAAATAAGCCAAACCATTTGTTGAATTGTTAAAATAATTAGTAAGCATTGTCTGCAATTCAATATTTGTATAATTTCCATCAGGCAATGTAATAATTACAGAGACGTCAGGCAAAGAGGTCATTTGTTTTAATGTAATTCTAAATACATTATTTGACAATTGCGAAGAAATAGAATACCATAATCTCGGCAATTCTAGAGCAACCAGTTTCATGGAGATTACATTGTGTAATGGTGTTTGCAATTGAAAAACAAAATTATTAGAGGTTGTTGTGCCGGGAGATGACCGAAAAGCCGAATCAATGGACAATATTTTAGTAATAATTCTGCGTTCTAAAGGATTTACTATTCCTTGAAATGCCTGACTTGATTGTGCATATACAAAAGGTTCTTTCGGAATATGCACAATTGGATGTGTTGGATGTATTTCTACATTGTCTAGTTTTCTCTCTTGCATTGCGTCTTCCGCGTGAAGACTTTTCAATAATATATTGGTTGCATCATTCAAAAAATGGGTGAAATTGCGTTTAAACTCATTGTTTACATTTTCACAAAGAATCATCTTGTCTTGTAATTCCAACATTTTATTATGAAGCATCTCCTTGTCAAATTCATTCTTACTATTCAAATTAAAAAAATGTTTTAAATCATCAACACTGTAATTTGAAACATTTAAATCAATATCCATGTATATTATTCTTATAAATTATGTTGTAATTAAACATACCTCTTTTGAATTGTAGTTTAATAATTTCACTGGATTATAGTGTTTAAGAGGATAATAATCACAAGACAATTCTCTATATGTTCCAGTTACATTATTTACACTATCTGATTGTTGATGGCAAGAATTGCAGATTATTATGTATTTAAATCGTTTTTGCTGGGTCAAATAGTTTAATAAAACGATGATGCTATTGTCGGACCAATGTTGAAACACATCTTTAATGATGCACAAATTTCCCAAGGGAATACTTGTCATATTATTATAACAATCCAAGACATCAAAATGATATTTATATTCCGGAACATATTGTTTTTTGTCGTAATCAATTATATTTTCATATACATCATATCCAAAATAATAAACATCCAAATTCTCATATATTGCAGCCCCGGATTGAAAATTTCCACAGCCAATTTCAATAATCACCTTTATTTTATTTGCATTAATAAATTGCTGTAAAAAAGAAATATATTCAGAGTTATATCCTATAAAACTTCCTGGTCCAGATGACCCCTGATATTGTTCACAATAATTATTTCCCCAAGACAAATTTTTATATATATTTGTAAATATCGTTGGCATGTCTTCATAAACATACTGACAATCACTTGAATTTTGAATCATATACAAACTACGAATACTAAAATATTTACAAATTTTTTATAATAGGAGTAGGTAATTCGCCGATTTCAAGATGAATGTTATTTTTTTCTAGAGATGGCGATTGAACAAATAATTCTGAAATCAATTTTATATAGTGGTTTTGCAATTCTTTATTTGTTGTTAAATACCGGTCAATGGCCTTTCTATTTTTAATTATATAATTGTCTAAATTCGCTCTGTGATTATTAAATGCTTCCACAACTTTCTCTCCACCTTGTTTATAATTAAACTCTTCATAATAATAACCAATGTCTTTGCACAATGAAGCATTGTGAACTAATGGCCATCCCATCCAAGCTAAATCAAAGTAAATATAATTTAAATTATTTTCCCATTGATGAGAAACCACCATATTTGCATGGTCAGACATGAATGCTAATGTATTAAATCTACTTTCAATTGATATTTTTTTATCTGAACATAAATCCAAATTATTCACAATTTTTGTAAATGCGTCTAAATTAAAATCATTGATTCCAGTTTTTTTGTCAGAAATGTTATTTACAAAAACCTGTTTAACACTATTATTGTCGGCGCGATATGCATTTTCACAAACAAGTATTGCGGGAAAACACCATTTCATGAGACTTATGTTTGGCTCAAAAATAGCAATTTTATTGTTTTTTTCCTCATTATGTTTATATAATAAATCGTCATATGTTTTATTTTCTGTTATAATAGCCAACTTTATCGCATTTTCTGACCAAATAAATGGCACTTCAATGCATTTTACTCTATATAAGGTCTGCCAATAATATTTGTTTGTATTTACCATTTGAGGTATAGACCAAATTTGATTATATAAGACTTCCTCGCATTTGTGTGTATATTTACCAGAATCTCTCGTAGTATGTTGATTATATAATATTTTTTCACTGTCTATAAAATATGAATTTCCACACAAATATGCAACTATTTTTGTTTTCATGTATTGCAATTGTTTTATGATATGCAAATCTAGTTCATATCCAATTGAAATGATGACATCAAAATTCAATGTTAATATTTTTGTATTTTTTATATATTTGAATTTATGAAAATATAATAATTTGTCAACAATCTCTGGATTGCAGTTTTTGTCACCTAAAATGAAATAACAATCATATCCTATGTTACATAAAAGTTCTCCTAAAAATAACACATTTTGTCTGATGCCATTTGAAAATAAAGATTTAACATCATCGGGCAAATGCAATGTTATGCCAATTTTCATATTTTTAATAGATTGAATGCCTTTCTCTGGGATAAGTTCACGCGAAGGAATAATAGATTTTTTAAAATAATGTAATAGCAATGTTTCATTATTGCTATTTATTGTTTTGCATATACCTTCTTCATGTAATTCTTCATTAAATATTATGTTTTTTAATGATATGATTTCTTTTGAATTTACCAAGACATCTTCTAATGCTCTATTGTAATTCTCAATAATATTGTATAAATCCTTGCAAATGTAAAAGTAGTCTTTTTGTAATATGGATTTGTCCATATGATATATATTTTTGAGTGCTGTATAAATAATAGTATTATTTTTTTCACAACCTAAAAAACCATTAAACATTGATTTATTGTTTAATCCTGATTTTACAGTAAAAAAATAATAATTTTCAACGATACTTTCAATATCCTTTTCTAGCATTGCATCACTGTCTACATATACACCTCCATTTAAATATAAGAAATAATATCTGAAAAAATCGCTTTTATGTTGTCCCTTTTCAAAGGAATTAAATACCTCTATCGCATTTGGAAATTCGGGAATAGGGTTTTGGGAAAAGTATTCTATGATTTCTTCATCATTAAAATGTAAATAGGTCCAACCATTGCATTTTGAGGTAATCATTTCTACCATATAATCCGGAGGTTTTAAAAGAGACGTTTGGAAAATGATTTTTTGTATTTTCATTAACTCAATAATAATACCCAAGAAAATATATTATTTTTATGAATGTTAATTAATTTTGCTATTTTATATGCATCTAAAACAAAACTACTAGAACCTCCTGGTTTTATATAAAATCCAGAATGAATTAATTGATTATCTTGACTGTTTATTGTTATTGAAGTTCCACTATTATTTACAATATTTATTGAAATTCCATCACTTGTTAAAATTGGTAAATATATCATCGACCCTCCATCTATAATTATATTTTTATTTTCTGAAATATAATATACTGGTTCATCTACATGAACAAAATCATTTGCATTATTTACAATTGAATTTAATATATTATTTTTTAATAATGCAAGTGAATTGTTTACATAAAGAGTGTTTACGATTTCTAAATTATTTGAATTTAATGCAGGCGTTGGCACAGTGGGTGTTCCCGGAAGAAACATGTTGACAAAATCTTTTTTATTATACCCATGCCCTTGAAATGATTTATTTATTGACATATATTATTTTGGTAAAAAAAATATTAAAGAAATAGTATATAATGGCAACGCCTGTTGGAAATACTCTTTATCTTGGTTCTTCCATATCAATACAAGGATATTCTGATGGATCCACCGTTGCAGTGTTTTCACCAGAAACAATAGTTACAATTGGAAAAACTCCTCAAAACTATACTGATGCAGTAAATAAAGGGTATCTTGATTCATCTGTATCTACCCTTGAATCAACTGTATACACACTTGCAGGCATGGACGCATCATCCATAAGTAATCTTAATAGTTTATTACTTGCTTATGAGAACAGTGATATAGCAAGTTATATTCAATTATCTACTGCTCTAGTAACAGAAACAACCAGAGCAACGAATGCAGAGACATCATTGTCTGTCGGTCTTGCATCTGAAATTAGCACACGAGTTGTATTATCATCTGCTTTAAGCAGTGGTATGTCTTCTGCAAATGCATCTATTGTGGCCGAAACAACACGAGCAACGAATGCAGAGACATCATTGTCTAGTGGTCTTGCAGCTGCAGTTAGTGTAAATACTACTCAAACAGCTTCTATTGTGGCTTTGTCTAATGGTCTTGCAGCTGCGAATGCATCTATTGTGACTGAAACAACCAGAGCAACCAATGCCGAGACATCTTTATCTGTCGGTCTTGCATCTGAAATAAGCACTCGTGTTGTATTATCAAGTGCTTTATCATCAACTAATGCTTCTGTTGTAAATTTAAGCAGTGCTATAGCCTCAGAAACCGCAAGAGCAACAAATGCAGAGACTTCATTATCTAGCGGTCTTGCTGCTGCAGTTTCTGTTAATACAACTCAAACAGCTTCTATTGTGGCTTTGTCTACTGCTCTAGCAACAGAAATCACAAGAG